TCTCCGTCTCCTCTACCGTTAGTTGCAGTTCCGTATTTGAAATCTAGATAGAAAACAAGGCCAGAAGGCAAGTTCATTGGTTGTACAGATACGAAGTCTTGNGCTACGATTTGAGCGAATACTTTACGTACTAAAGGTAAAGCTACTCCNGCCCACTGCTCACCAGCACCAGCAGAGAAAGATCCTCCACCAACGTTAGTTGAGTTAGCCTCAGCTACGATTTGTTTTGCTTGGTTCTCAAGGATCATTGCCATGTTTCCAGCAACTCTCTCATCCTTGATACCTTCTAATAAGCCTGATTGTGCCCATTTCTGAGACAATTTAGCTGCGTCAGCTTGAACACTTTTGTATTGGTTCGAGCTTTCTAATAGGGTATTTAATTCCATTTTATTTAATTTAATTTAATTATTTAATAATTCCTGCAAGTTTTTGCATTCTTTTAACAGCATCAGATACTTCTGAGATTACTTCTGGTTTAGAAGCAGTAACTCCGGTAGCTTTAGATGCCATTCCTCTCATTTTTGATTCAGTAACTGTTTCTTTTTTAGTAGTAACTACATTTTCAGAAACTGTTTCGAATACTAACTTAACTTCTTTTACTGTTTCAGCTTTGTCGAAAGCAGCAATGATGTTAACTTTTTGTGACTCTGTAAGGTTATTTGCCTTAAAGATTTTATTTACATAAAGTAATTTAGAGTTAAGAAGATTAACTTCTTGAAGATCTTTTCTTAAAGATTCAATAGTTTCTAAAGCTTCAGCTAATTCAGTAGATTCTTCAACCTCTTCTTTAACATCCTCTTCTTCAACTGCTTCTTCCATTGGTTCTTCTTCTTTCTCATGATCACCTTCTTCTACTGTTTCTTCTGTAGTAGCTTCAAGTTCTCTAAGTAACTCATCCAAGTCGATTTCTTCTTCGTCTTCAGCTCCCATTTCTGGTTCCATCTCTGGTTCAGCTTCCATTCCAGGTTCTTCGATTGGTGCTTCGTCTCCCATACCTTCAATATCACCAGCATCCATATCAGCTCCCATTTCAGCTTCTCCGCCTACTTCTTGAGCAATAATGTCTCTGATCATGTCTTTGAATTGGTCAACTGAAAGTTTAGATAAATCTTCGTCTCCGTCGATTTCTTCTTCACCTTCCATTTCTCCAGCTTCGTCTTCACCAGCTTCTTCGCCAGCTTCCTCTTCGCCTTCTTCTTCGGCTTCGTCTTCAGATTCTTCTGAATCATCCTCTGCCTCTTCTTCTTCAGCTTCTTTTACTGCAATAAATCCTGATGCGTTTTCCTCTACAGCTTCTTCTACTTCCTCTTCAACTTCGTTTACTACTTCTTCTTCGTTTTGAGAATCTTCCATCTCTTGAAGTTTAGCAGCTAACATGTCTTTAAGGTGTGGTGTTAGAGTTTCCTCTAATGCCTCTTTAGCGTTAGCAATAGCGGCTTCACGTACAGACTTTGCTTCAGCAATAGCTTGCTTGAATAAATCTTTGTTTGCCATTTTAAAAATAAATTGTTGTGTGATTTTCCTACAACTATGGTTAAGTTGTAAATGTGGAAAGAGTTTTAAATACTATATAGGATAGTACATTATATACAATAAATAGTATATAAATATATAAAAAAGAAACCCCCACATTTCTGTGAGGGAATCGACACCTGCCTTCGGTAGCGTCCGAGGGAATTACTGTTAGGCTCTTAATATATCGTTTATTATTGAATCTAAATTAGAATATTTAGATACTTTAACTTTACCTTCATTTAGTGATACTGGGTTCATGAATGCTCCATGTGTGGATGGATTAGATACAAAATCCCAACATACTAATTCAAAGTCATCTTGTACTTCTAAAGTTCCTTCGTTTGTTTGTTGTACTGAACCGGTACCTCTTGATGAGATTCCTATTGTATGTCCTGCTCTACATATCTCTTTTACGATATTACCGGCCGGGGTATTTAATAATTCTATACGTCCCATAAGGTCGTCTCCATCCCACCATAACTCTTTTACTACATGGGATGCGTTCTTTAGAGAGACAACAGGAGATTCAGGGTGATCAAGTTCTCCAAAGGCGTTTCCGACTTTAACAAACTCATCTGTATATCTTTTAGATTCTCTCATTAGAATCTCTTTACTATATGTTCTACCATTTTGGTTTTTAGCGACTGCACGCTGTAAAACACCTTCTACTTCAAAGACTCCAGGTTTTGTTTTGGATTCTCTGATTAGAGGTCTAAATGGTGTTACGTCTACTAATAATGATTGTGACATATTACTTCTTTTTGGTTTCCATTACCGGAGTAAACATCGTTTGTTTCTCTTCCATTTCTTCTTCTGCCATTCCTTGATCAGCTCTCATTCTGTCAATATCTGCTGAAGAGATTTGTTTTATGGTTGGGATTTGAACTGCGTTCATAAATCCTTTTTTGACTACTGGTTGAATATCTTTCTTGAATGCTGATTCGATTGCTGGTGCGATAAATCCTCCAACTTTTAATCCTTCTTCATTTGTTACATTTCCAACTGCATCAAATATCTTTTGTAATTTTTCTGATGTCTTAGCATAGTATCCTTCTACATCGGTAACTAAATTTTCAAGCTGGTTAATGATTTGAGTCATACCATCAAAGTCGGCATAATCATCTGAGAATTTAGATAAGTTTCCGGTAGCTGCTTCATTAATAGATTCTTCTGTTAAAGCCTTTCTGATTAAAGTCTTAACTGCCTCTTTTAATTGAGCTTCTTCTGACATTGCATTTTTAATAGCTTTGTCTTTTGCTGCCATATAATCATCACTATCGATGTCTCCATCTCCGTCGTGATCTTTTCCTTTCTTTTCAGATACTGTAGACTCATACATTCCCTCTAGATCCTCTTCGTCCATTTCATTGCCTTTCAAGTCGATAGCGTATCCGTATCCTTCTTTAGGTCCATCACCGTCTCCGTAGTCTGAATATATTCCTCCAGTAATGAAGTATCCGTTAGGGTATTTTTCAATTGACATAATTCTACCGTCATCGTTAGGATCATCATCTCCTTTTTCGTATGTTTTACCGCCTAATTCAAGTTTCTTTAACTTTTTAGGTTTAAACTCACCTTCTTCTACTTCTCCTTCTCTCATTGGAGCTCCTTGTCCAGAAAAAGTTTTNCCNGCATCTCTTAAGAACTTAGCTACTGCTNTTCCTTTGTCTCCAAATTTACCATNTTCTAAAGAATCCATTAACTTACTTAAAGCTACTGCTCCGCCTGTTAAACCTCCTGCGCCAATGATTGCTGTTAANGCATCTACTGTTCCGGTACCGTCTAATTCAGANACTGTTTCCTCTGTTTCTGATAAAGAATCATAGTTTGCATCAACATAGTTTTCAAATTCATCTAAAGGATCTGCTCCATCAGCTAAATCGTCTATATGTGTTTTTAAGAAGTCTCTAATTATACCTGCAATACCGGGCATCTCTCCGTATTTACCTTTGATAGCTGCTATTGCATTATTCATAGTTTGAATAAGAGCAGTTTTACCTGCTTCTTTAACTATGTCTTTCTTTTCTTCTTTTACTTTTTCGTAGATGTCAAGTTCATAGCCAATTCCGTCCATATACTCTATAAAAGGATTGATATCGTCAGGTAATTGTTTAGCTGCTGCATCTATTATATCTGTACGTAGTAAGTGCGGTTCATTATCTTCAATATACCCTAACCATTTTTTGTGTTTCCATTCACGGGAAATCATATCACCAGTAAGTTCAATAAAATCATATACTGCATCTTCAAAAGAAAGTTCTTCTCCATCTACATAAACAGGTTCTCCTGCTTCGTCCATAGATGTAGTTCCTTTTCTTTCTTTAATTCTCTGAATAGCAGCTTCGATTTGTTCTTCTGTATACCCTTCTTTTAATGTAGCTTTCTTCATAGCATTAAAAGTATCGGCATCTTTAGCGCCTCTCTTTGTTTCTTTCATTTTGTCGTGTTTATCTACTTTTTTAGATTCACCTGACATTAAGTCTAAGTATGTGTTGGATTCTTTTTTAAGTTCTTCTTAGCTTTCTTTTCAGCTTTTTTAAAGTCTGCAGCAGAGATACTCTCTCCTGGTTCTAATCCAAGTGTTTGAATCTCTATTCTGATAGCTCTATCTAAAGCATCTAAAGAATAGTTTAAAGCAGGTCTTTCGTCATATACGTGTGCTTCAACTACTTCTTTTTTAGTTTCGAATAAAAGACCTCTATTCTTTAAGATTTGAACTGAATCGTCAAATCCNTTGAATTGGGTTANGTGCATAGGGTATTGNTGTCTCATTTGACGAACAAACTCTTTTTTGCTCATAGTGCCTTCGTTTACGGCTCTATATCTCTCTGTTACTGATTTTACTCTCATAATTTTATAAGTAATCGAATCCTTTAGTATGTGATGGTCGTTTTGGACGACTTTGTTTTTTGAATCCTAATTTAGTTAATGTTTTAACTGCTCTATGACCTTTTCCAAAAGCTTTAGGAGTGGCATACTGTGCTCCGTCACCGGGTGTAAATGATGCTCCTCCTACATTTGTAACGTTTGCTTCTTGAAGCTCTTGCATTACNTCTTTTACGAGTCCTACTAGCTCTGATCTTTTCATTAGATAGATCTAAGTTCGTTAACTAAATCGTAATATTGCATTAAGTTTACTAAATGACTATCTGTTATCTTCTCTGTCTTAGAGATAGGTACAATAGCTTTAGCAACCTCTTCTAATTTAATTTTAACTACTTCGTCTTTAACTTTCTTAACTAAGTCTCTTACATCTGAAGCTATTTTATTAGCTCTTCGTTAACTATATTACGTAAACGTGCATTTGAGTTAACTGATGTAATAAATTCTTTAAGAATGTTCTTTTGTTCTGGAAGTAAGTCTTTGTATTTATCGTTAAATTTCTCTAACAATATTTTGAAAGTAAGTAAACGTAAATCTTTATCGTATTTAGCGTAGTCTTCTATTAAAGTATCTTTAACGTCTGCTTCTTTTTGTGGAGAAGAGGTTAAATGTTCTAAAATAGTAGTTTTGTTATCTACTAATACGTTAGGGTCTACTAAATCTGCATTATTCTGTGCTTCTAATAAGCAATATAAGGCAGCTAAAGCTTTATAATCTCTAACCTGAATACTAAAGAACTCTTCTACGTTGTAGTTCTCTTTAATATCAGATATAAGGTTATACTTAGACTCTTTTAATTCTTTTTGATCTAATCTACGGGATATCTCAGTTATAGTAGAAACAATTGCTTCTGCTTTTGATTGAGATATATTCTTATTCTTAGCTATAAATTCATATAATTTGAATTCTTTAGCTAAGGCTGTTTTTCCTGTAAAATACTTTTTAAGTATCTTAACGGCAGCAGAGTCTCTATTGTTTAGAGTATCTGATGCAATTTGTTTTACAAGCAGCTCAAAAATAAGACCTGTATTTCTAAATTTTGAGTGTTTTACTTTCATTATACACGTTTACGATTATAAATATCTACTAATTACCTAAATCTTTAATGTTCCCTTCATTCATCATATCAGGTTCATTGTTATTCTCTTTAGTAAAAACGATATTTTTTAATGAATCTTTAGTTCTGTGGTATATTGCCTGGGTGGTTAGGTTCTCCATTACGTTATCATTATCTGATGGAAAGCCGCCTTTCATACCATGCTGCCCTAATGGATCTCTTCCGCCCATTGCAGCTGTTGTTCCGTAAACTGATGCTTTTTCTGTAGGTCTTCCTCCTTCTTCACCAGGTTCTCCCCATTTAGGTTCCATTTCTGAATACCCTGTTGGGACTTCTCCGGGTGCTCCTCCTTTTGGTGTAGAAGTAGAACGTCTACCGTACATTGAAGCAAGATCATGAGGTGTTCCGTAAGTTGTTCCTGATTTAGCAGGATCATTACCTTCATTTTCAATTTGAGCTATTCTAAATAAACGTTTAGAATCTTCTCTAACTAAATCTCTCATCTCCATGTA